ATTAGTAAAAGGTGAATTTTTACCATTTAAATCAAATTGTATATAGTTATCACTACCATCTGCAACAATAAAATTAGAAGCCGTTACACTTCCTGTTACTGATATACCTGTGCTTGTAGTTTCTAGTTTTTTATTACCACTATGATATAATTCTGCTGAACCATTATTACCATAAAAATATTTATTACCTGATAATGAGCTAATATTTGGATTATCTGCCCATATTCTTAAATCTCCTGTTCCTACATCTTTAATATAACTATTACTACCATCGTGATATATTTCTAAATCATTTCCTGTCCTNCCCCAAATAGATTTTGTATTGTCATTGTGTTTAGTATCGCCAGTCATTATACCACCAGCTAGNGGTAGATATGGACCTCCTGTTGTATCTAAGAAGTTTGCTGGTGTTATTTGAACATTCTCTGCTCCATTATACCCTACAATGTGAGATACATCACTAGTGCTAGTTTTCAGTACAAATTCGCTAAATTTTTTATTTGCCATTATATTTTTTTTATTGTGTTTCTGTTATTAAAAATTCGTTGTTAGCTTCTGTTAGTAGGAAATCTCCATTCTCTGCTATAATTTCAAAGAATGGTGTTGGTGTACAATCTACATAAGGCTTATATACTAAACCCCAGTTTACTGTATTATCACAAACGCCATCACCCCACCAAGTTTCACCAGTAGGCTTTATATAGTAACTTCCAAACATTTATTTATTTTTTTTGTTTTGTAATTTATCATTACGTTCCATGTATTGTTTTCTGTCCACATATTTTAAATATTTTTCTAGTTTTACAATATTTTCTTTTTTTTGTTTATATCTTATAATACCCATCCACCGAAATCTGCGTTAGCTGTATCTGGGTATGTATCATCCTCTGTGTTGGCATTATACTCAGGATACGTGTTTTGATTATATACCATAAAATCTATAAAATTATTAGTGTAAAATTGTGCTATATCTCTATATTTTTCTACTAAATAATCAACTTCCTCTTTATCTACTGTTACACTACTTTCACTTGTGTGTTTATATACACCTCCATTGGCAACTGTATAAGCAGCAAATGGCATGTAACAAACCAACGCCCAATATATTGTCATTGGTTTCACGTATGTCTCAAGTAATGTCTTATAAGCTGCATTAGCTGGTTGATCTATAGTACCAGCAAGTATTAAATCTTGCAATTTCTCTAAAAGCTTTGTTCCTAAATAATTTTGTACCTCTGTATCTTGAGAAATCTCTACCATATAGATAAACTTGTCTGGGTCTACATTACCAGAAAGTACAGAGTACCTTTTAATATCTTTAGTTGTTATAAATAATGCTTTTGCCATATTATCTTCCTTGTGGGTTACCTGGTAAAAATCCTTTATTTGGTAAATTTCTTGGTTGTACAGAAACTTGATAAGGGTTTGTTACTTTATATCCTAAAATTGCAGCTTGTCTTGTTCCTATTATGTCTTGCGATGTTTTAACATCAATTTTTGCTTCTTTACTTCTAAAAGTAACTCTCCTCCAGGAATGATGGCAATTACCTCCTCCTTTATAAAGCCAAATAGAATAAGTCTGATTATTATCTTTAGGACCCCATCCTGGGTTTACAGCTTTGTTATCCATTGCAATTATATCTTCTTTACGATATAATTTTTTAGCTCTTGTCATTGCTACACAAAAATCTCTAGGATTATCTCCTGTATCTTCTGGCGAATATTTATACCTTACTTTAAAATAATTCTCTACACCATTTACTTTTACTTCTTTATCTTGAGCACTTTTTGAGTTAGGTCTTGCAATACCTGTACTAACAAATTTCCAAATTTTACCTAAAGTTGAAAGTTTTTCTTCACTTTGTAAATTAAGCTCGTTTATTATTTCAGTTAATTTATCATCATTTTCATAATCTACATCCTGCTCATCAATTGCTTCCCATACATCTTCATCAATATCTTCTCCTAAACTTATAAAATGTTCTAAATCTTTACTTAATTCAGTATGTTTTTCACAAGGCATATACCAAACCTCTCCATCTTCTTCGTGTTGATGGTGTCCTTGACATCCTTCTTCTAATGCCTTTGCTTCTGCTTCTTCTATTGTTTTATAAGCTTCTTTACCATCAATCATTTTAAGATCAACCTTAGTCATTTCATAACCAGTTTCTTCTTCTATTACTTCTTTAGTTTCTAGTACATCTATATCGCTAAATTCAATTGGTTTAAGAGTCTTAAAGTATAAGTCTAATGCTATATCATTAACGGATAAAATTGCATCAATACACTCGACTACTTGATCTTGAAAATTTTGTATTACAATAGAATCAAATAATTGAGTTGCTGTTTTAATTTCCTCTGCATTATTGCCCATACCATCGTTACCTTCACGAATACCAAGAAGCATCGGAGAAGTAACCCTATGACCAACGATTAGTTTTTTAAAGCACTCATCAGCTAAATACTCATAATGTCGAGGTGCATCGTTTAAAGGAATGTCATCTATTGTAGTTTTGGATTCAGAATTGTTATTAAATGCAACAATTACTTTTTCTCCTCTACTTCCTGTTAGTTTATTTAATACATCACTTTTTATAGATTGCATTTTGTCAGGGTCAGGCACTCCATTGTTAAAATTAACCACTTTTGTGCCACTAAAACCATTTATACAATCATTTATAAGGTAATCGCTTATTTCGTCCTCTAACACAGCGTAAGGCATTGCAGAAGACCAATCTGGACTACTATAATAGTATTTTCCAGCTTCATAAGGCTTTAATACATACATTTCTACTCCATTTGCTTGTCCAAATCCAAATGCTGGTATTCTTTCTGGTCTTTCACTTGGCATTAAATTATCCCAATGATTTGAATAATACCAACCTTCAATTTCTCCTTCATCATTACATTTTTCAGCTCTTAATGTTTCCATTGGAAAATGGTGTACTTCTTTTACTTGACCATCTTGGTAAACTAATTGAAAAGAAGCCATTCCAAGAACTTTNTAATCGTTNATAAATTTTCTTAAATCAGACTTTTTAAATAATGACATCATTTGAGCGTATTGCTCAGGTCTTCTATCGGCATCATGTGCTGCAAGACCTTTACCATAAATCATATTAGNAATACCTATAGTAATAGCTCTGTTGGTAGTAGANTTATTATTAACATCAATTATATAGTTNAAATAGTTATTATCTACTCCATATTGTACCCAGTCCTTGTTTTTTATTTCAACAACTTCTGGTGCTGTATAGGCTGCTAATTTAGTTACGAAAAATTCGCTCATATTACTACATATTCGTTAGTGGTTACATGCTCTGTAAATACACCATCATTAATACTATAAGTGCTAACAACTTGGTCTGTACAAAATATCATATCTCTATAAACTACACTTGTGCCATTAAAAACTTTAAGTGTATAAAATCTACCTTCAACAAGTAATGGACTAAAAGTTACATTCCCTTGTAAATAATAAGAGTTTGTTGTAAATGTTAATCCTGAATATGTTACAGGTGTATTTGTATCTTGGTCTGTAATTACAATACTATTAGCTAAATATTCTCTAGGAATAAATTTTAGCAGTTGTGCATTAGCACTTGTTGTTAGTATTATCATTATGACTTTTTTAATAAACAACAAAAGTTAATTTTTGTTATATAAAAAAAGGCAAAACCTAAGAATTGCCTTTATTTAATAGTAAAAAAGTACTATGCTCCAACTACTACAACTGTATTTGTAGTATCTCCAATAATTGCTGGGTCTACAAAATAAGCTGATTCTCTTTCAGTTCCAGTAAATACTAGGTTGTAACCTGTAAAATCAGCCATGGCAGCTCCAGATACAGAACTTGCTGCAACTTCACATCCATTTTCAATTCCAGCTAACTGAAATTTAGTTGTTTTACCATCTTCAGAATAAGATTCTACTACTATTTGTGGTCTCCCATAGCTTAATAGTTTTAATTCTTTTCTTGTTACAGCATCTTGTTTTTTTAACTGAATAGTACCAGTTTGAGTAAATATAGAAGTTCCGTTTTCTCTTGAATTTTCATTTGTTTCATCAAAAGAATTTGTACCACGAAGCTCATATTTGTGTAATGTAAGTGCAGAAGCAAATCCAGTTATTAAATCATCTGTGCCGAATGTTGCAGCACCAGAACCAGTCAAAAGACCAGCAGTATAATTAATAAAATAAACAGCTACTAAACCACCTACATCTTTTTTACAGGGTTCTTTTCTCCCTAATGTAATATCACATGACATATGTTTATAGTTTTAGTTATTATAGGGGGAAATTAATCCCCCATATAATATAGTTAATAATTATCCAGCGTAGTAAACTACATCAGCACCTACTCCAATTGCAGCCGCAGCAGTAAATCTCATTACCATTCTTACATTTTGACTTCCATCCATTGGAGTCATGTCGATTACTCTAACTTCATTATAGTCACTTAGTAATCCAGTAGCAAAAAACAAGTTATTAGATTCTGCAGCTATCATTGTGTTATCTGACATTCCTCTAGCAACAAAGATTGGAATTCCTCCGAAAGATAAACTTCCATTGTCATACCATTGTGTTCCTCTGTTATCAGAACCAGCAGCTCCAATAGTAGCAGTAAATCCACCTAAAGCTCTTATGTATAGTTTAGCTGCTTTATTTGAAACGTATAATTTTAAATCTTCTTTACCGAATAATGCGTTAGGAATTAAATCCACAACTGCTTGCATTTTATCAATAATGTTTACAGAAGTTAAAGCAACAGGATTTGGTACATCAATAACAGATGCATCAGCAGCAGCAAGAGTTTCAAGTCCGTTGTATTCTCCAGCTTGTGCTCCTCCTAAGTTTCCAGTCCAGATATTAGTTTCATTTGCAGCAGCCACTTTAGAAGCAACATAACCTACTAAATAATCAGCAAATGATGTTGGTAATCCATTAGGGTTGAATGCGCTGAATCCCATTTGAGCAGCTTCCCAAGTATTAATAAAGTCAGACTTACATAATTGTAAGTTTACTTGGAATTCTTCTGGTTGAATTACTACTTCTGTTAAATCTACATTTGAACTAGCAGTAAAATCACAAGTTCCGTCTGCGATTAATGTTCCAGTTTCTACTCTTTGTATAACTGATTTGTACTTTACGTTTGGCATTACTGTAACACCACCATCTTCAATTGTGCTTGAGCTTAATAAAGCAGCACTAATGTACTTTCCAGCAAATTCTCCAGCATAAGTTGAAGTAATATTTACTGTAGTCGCAAGGTCTATTCTTTTTGACATAATTTTAGTTTTTATTTGTTGTTAAATAATTTAGCGAAAACTCTATCTTGAGTATTCATTTTTTTGTTTTGAGAAAATAAATTCATTTTAGTTTCTCCTTTGCTTTCTGGATTGTGTTTGATTGCTTTAGCAGATAATTCTACTTCAGCATTAAAATCTTCCTTTTCTCCATCTCTGGATTTTAAATCTGCAATAGCATCTTCAAGGTTTTTAATTCTAATTTCCATTCCTTTCCAATCAGCAACGTCAGCTTCTTCAGCAGCTTCAACTTCTTCCACAACAGGTGCTTCAACAGTTTCTTCTACTTCTTCTTCCTCAGCTTCTTTTACTTCAGAGATAATTCCATCTTCTTCAACGATTAGCATCATGCCATCATCTAATAGATAGTCTCCTTTTGGTACAGCAATTCTTTCATCTTCATCGGTTATGATGAAAATTTCTTTACCAGATTCAAAAGAATCAGCTTCAAATCGAGTGCCATTTTCTAGCATTCTCTCCTCTAACTGAACTTCTAAGCCTAATAAAGTTTTAACTTTGTTAAGAGTTTCTTTCGAGTTCATATTAATTTATTTAAGTATTACTTTTTTAATAAACAACATTTAATTATTCCTGTTGTAATTTGTCTTGATTTTCGGACATAATATAACCGCTATTATTTTCTAAGCGCATAAAATCCTCAAAGTTTTGACCAGTTAAATTTCCAACTCCTTGATTTTGCAAATTTCCATTACAACATTTTGAGTTATAAGTTCCATCCTTACATAAGCATCCCCTTCTGCCACCTCTTGGAGAGGTTCTACTTGGAGTTGGTATTTGATTCCTTGAGTACATCTATTATTTGGTTTAGTAATTTATCATCCTCACTATAATTATCCTTTTGTTTGTCTTGAGGTTTATTTAATTTGTCTGCAAAGTAACCTTCAATTGAAAAACCTTTTATTTTGTTTTCCTTTACATAATTATTCCAAATATCATCGTTATCTACTTTCATAGAAACCATCCAAGTTCCTATAGGCATATCCAAACCATACTTTCTAGACTTATCATGCACATCATCTTCTACTAGCCATGATTCTACTATATTCATGCCTTCTAGTTTTTTGTCAGTATGTTCAAGAGTTGCTTGTCCTTGATTACCATTTTTTAAAAACATTTGTGATGCTTTAGCAACAGTTTCTTTTGAAAAATATATATAAAATTCATTTTCATCTGTTTTTCTATATATAGGTTTTTCGGGTATTAAGGCAGCTCCCATAAGTAATCTTTTTTCTTTAGACACTTCTGCAAGTCTTATTTTATCTTGGTTTTTAAGAGCGATAAACTCTTCCTCAATTGCTGGGGATTCCACAACAGAAATAGCTTCTATTCCAGAATACTCCTCATTTTCGTCAATTATTAACTCTATTATTTCCATAAGTCTTTTTTTATAAACAATTAATTTTGGTTTTTGTTATATTATCCTAGTGATGCACCTTGTATAATATTGTTTTGTAAACTTTGTGCTGTTGTTACATCTTGACTAACCACAAACGCTTGTACTGGTGCTTGTTCACCTAAAGCTGAGGCTAATTGATTTGTTCCACTTGTGCCTAATATATCAAAATCTGGTATGTTTGGTGTGGTTGGTGCAGGTATACTAGGAGTTGAAACGCTTGCAGAAGGTCCTCCTCTCAATCCAGCAGGTGGTTCTGGTGTTTTAGTTGCAACTATTTTTTTAACATTCATTAAACCAGCAGCTATAATTGCAGCTCCTGATATAGCTCCAAAAATACCACCCTGTGCAAAGGCTTTATCTGCTCCAGCATAAGTATCTTGTATTGCTTGTGCAATTGCTATTGATTTACCAAATTTACTACTTGTACCTACTAAAGAAGCTACATTTGATAATGCTCCTTTTAATGCATCTTGTTTAGATTTTTGTAAATCCTTTTCTATTTTTGTTTGCTGATTTGCATTAGTTTGTTGGTATGTTAAAAGAGCATTATTTGCATCAATATATGCTTGAGTTCCTTTTTTATAAATATCTCTTTTTTGTGTTAGTCTTTTTGTTTCTGCTTCATTTTCAAGTTGCAAATTTTCTAAAGACATTTCAAATCTTCTAATATCACTTTCTTCCATTTCAATAACAAAAGCTCTTTGTTCTGCCTGTCTTATTGAAGTTAATTCATCATTAACCAAATCAAGTTCCATTTTTTCTTTTAACAATGCCACTCTATTAGATTCTTGCTCTGACATAAAGCCTTCAATCTGAGCTTCAACAGCCTTAACTTCATTTTTAGCTTCTAAAAGTTTTAGTCTATCCTCATCCTTTCCAGTTAAATCAAATTGTGCTTGTGCCTCAGCCTCTATACTTGCGACATTTTGAAGCATTAATTCTCTTTGTTCTTCTAATTTTTCTTTTAATTTGTCATTAGCAATTATTCTTTCAGATATTGCATTTAAATCGTTATCTCTTATTTGCCTTTGTTGTTCTGCTTGTCTGTCATAATCTTCTATTAAACCTCTATTAGCAACTCTGGCTAAATCTGCACTCTTTTTTAAAGCTACATTTGTTTTTGCTGTTTCAATTGCTGCAGAAACACTTACATCTTTTAAGCCTGTTATAACCTGTGTGCCTATATCTCCTACTTCAGTAACAGCTTCTCCAAAATTTTGAACAACCGATTTACCAGCATCAACAGCTCCATTTACAATTTCCTTAAAAGTTTCTGAATTTTCTTCTAAACTTTTATTTAATTCTTTTATTTTATCTGCATCTTTACCACCAAATATAGAAGTTTCCCAAGCTAATTGCGCTGTTTGTATTGCGTTTTTAATTGCTAAAAATGATAATCTAAATGGAGTTAAAACTAATGTTAAAATTCCAGACATGACTTTTCCTAAAGCATCAAAGTTTTCCGAAGCAGAAGCAATATTATTATAAACATCAACAATAACTTTTGTTACTTCAGTTGCTATAATTTTAAAAGTACCAAATATAACATTTATAGTATCCATTACTTGTTGGTTGCTTTGAACAGCTTCTTTTAAAAATACAAATGCGCTAACTATTAAACCAATACCAGCGGCTTTCATTGCCATTCCTAAGCCTTTAAAACCTACGGATAAACCTTTTATTCCTGTTTTAGCATCTTTTGCCTCATTTTTTACTCCACCTATATTTTCTTTAGAATCAGCTCCGAACTCTTCCACAGATTGTGAAAGCTGGTCTATTGCTTTAGCTAATGTATCTACACTTTTAGTGGAGTTTTTAGAGTCTACTTCTAACTCTACTGTATATTTGGTTGCCATTTTGTATGTCTTTTAATTTGATTTAATCCTTCTTTTAATGTTTCTGGCAATTTATTTTTGCCCTTAGCTATCTCTATGGTTTCATCTACTCCATAAAAGTTATCCAGATTTAATAATTTTAATATTATCATGTTAAAACGCTTGGTGTATATTCACTTTGTTTAGTTATTAATTCTAGTTCTGTTTTACTAGTTAATAAATTTGTGGTTATACTGATTATATAATACTCTTGACTATTTATAATAAACACATCATTTAATTCATAATTTAGAATTATTGGTGTTGGTAATTGTGCTGTAAATTTTACAACTCTTGCTTGTTCTTCAAATAATTTCACTATATATTGTGAGTAAAACCTATTAAATAAACTATTCGCATTAACATCTCCTGTGTACTCATTAAACTCTGCACCAAAATTCAATGTATGATTACCATCACTTGAAACATTTGAAGGTGCATTATAAGAATTAAAAGTTGCACTAGTAATAGGATAAGAACTTGAATCTACTAAACGATTAAAAAAGAAAAATGGCTGTCCTAATGTAGTTTTATCTTCTGCATCTACCCACCAACCAAATACATTTCCAGTTAATGCTCCGTTTTCATCTCTTGGATTTATTAATTGACTTCTTTGTCCTTTAACCTCTAATTGATACGCTTGACCATCATATTTGTCAGGAGCAGAATAACTTAACCCTCCATAGTTTTGGCTAAACTGATTTAAAAATCTTAATGAAGTTTGTGTAACTGGAGGTGCATATTGCAAATTAATTATTGAATATGGTATTGGTCTATCTATTGTATTTTTTGTTACATCAATATATTCCGATATATCTCTTGTTATACCATTAGTCATAAAATCATCTAAAGTTTGCACATATATTTTATTGCTCCCTCTTTTTGTATATGCTGTCAAATTAAATAATTGAAATAAAGTAGTTAAGTAATCCAATACTTTCATATTTGGCAAATAATCTTGTATAAATACATTATCATTTAAAAGAAATTGAGAGTATGAATAATTACCTATTGCACTAGCAGTTCCATCTTTTAGTGTTCTAGTTATTGTCATTGTTCGAGCAAGGAAAGTGCTACTAATATCACAGTTAAATCTAAACTCTAAATCAAATGTTCTACTAGATAAAGTTCCACTAGTTAATCCTTGTAATGTAATTGTAAAATTATTTGCTGTAGTTATTAAAGTATTATTTTCTAAAAGCTCGTTTGTTGGTTTATCCTTTACAATTATTTCTAAGTCTCTACCAGCACTTGTATTTAATGCTACTCTTATTGTATAAATATACTCATCACTAACAACCAAATTACCTCCACTTAAGAAATCAGTTCCAGAAGTAAAAGTAAAATCTGAAAATGTTAATTTTTTTGATTTTTGTAATAAATTAATACCAAAAGTTGGTGGTGTAGTTTCTGGAGTAGTAACTGGTGTTTTTTCTCTATGTAGCCATAAATATAATTCATCAAAAATAGGACTACCAAAAAAACTTGTAAGTCCAGTTTCATCTACCATATTAAATTCTACATCATATTGTGTTTGTATAGCTTCTATTATTCGCTTACATTTTATTGCTGGTTTAATTTGTTTTTTTAACTCATTAAAATTTATGTTATGTAAATTCGGAGTAGTTATAGTATCGCTAGAGTCATAACTAAAATAATCTTGTAAAGTAATTAAAGGTATAGTAATGTTTCTATTTGCGTCTGTTGTTGCATCTACTCCAGAGCTCTGTAAACCTACTTTTAAGCCTTGAAATATATCTGTGTTATTAAACTGTATATCATAAGTAGATAATGGATTTAAAGCACTTAAAGTTTCATCTCCAAAAATATCTTTTAAACTAACCGTATTGCCAAAAAACACTACTTTATAAGAATATGCTTTATTATCTTTCATAGATACGGAATCAAGTCTAATCTTTCCTACTTTATAATCTGCTCCATTTAATTTAATAATTGCGTTTATTCTAAATCTTGCATCATAACCATTTATAATATCATTATTATAATAATGTTTAAATATTTTATTATTAGTTGAGGATGCTGGTAAGTTAAATTGTTGGGTAAATGGTGCAAACACAACACCTATATCTCTTATATTTTGCTGTGAATCCGTTAATGTAATAGCCTCATCTTTAAACAAATCAACCCTAACATTATCTATATATAGTTCTAAATTCATTTATCTTATATTGTTTATAGTATCGAATGCAAAGCTAACATCAATAGTATAATTTATTAAACCATCAGTAATGCTTGTTTTATAGTTAATACTTTTACTTTCTATATTTACCCCTAGCGTTTGATTATCATAATAAATCCAAACCTTTTCACTTAAAAATAATTGTCTGAATATTTCGTTATAACTTTCTGGATAAAAATCACTATTTAAAGTTAATCTTTGATTACCATTTTTAGTTAATAATTTTACTTGAGGGTTGGTTATTGAATATGTGCCATTAGTTAAAATATTAGATTTGTATTTATCCTCTGTTGTTCTCATACTTAAACTAGAATTTGCAAACATCCATATTTCTTGATATGCTCCAAATTTATTTATAAAGGTTAATTTATATGGAGTGTATTTACATTTTACATATTTAGTTACATTTATAGTGGTAATAACTCCAGCATTATCAAAGACCTTAACTTGGTCTGTTCTAAAGTCTGGTGCAGGTGCATAAAGTATTTGGTCTTGTATTTTTAAGCCAGATGAAGGAGCTGTTGTTGCTTGTAACACTCCATTTAAATACCATTCTATTTTAGTTAAATTTTCATTATCAACAGGAACAGTTATAATTTCATTATCATTTTGTAAAATTGTTAAATTAGATAATAAAGGAGCTACATTTAATTGTGGATTAACTCCATCTTCAAAATAACCATAACCATAAAAAGCTCTTTCGCCCAATACATCTACTGGAGTTTGTGCTGTTGTATTTATTGTTTCTGTTACTCTATAATCTACATTAATTGTAGTGCTTTCGGATTCTGATGCTGGGTTTGTAGGAAATGACCCATCAAATAAAGCTGTTATATAATCCTTAATTAACTCTGATATTTCAAAATTTACTTTTGAATTTATAGCAGTAGAGCTTAAAGTATATTGTGGACTACTTTGCCAACTTGTATTAGCTCCACCAAAATATATTTGTATTTCAAGCTGTGCACTTGTTAAATTTGTTGTTGATAGATTTATGAAGTAAGGACTTCTAACATTAATTTTACTCATTTTGTAAGTTTTTTAAATTTTTGTTCTAATTCTCCACCAATATCTTCTGCATAAGCACTAGCAATTATATTGGGATATTTTTTAAATGCAACTTCAAAAGGTTTAGTAAAAAAAAATGAGGGAGCAATTCCTTGTGCAAATATTCTTTTTTGTAGAATAAAAGCTATTGTTTTATAACTTCCTTTTGCAAATTTACCATCTCCACTTCTCAGTCTTATCCTTCTGGCTTTAACCCATTCAAATAAAGGTCTTAATGGTGGTCTTTTAAACTTATAACTATATGGACTATTAGGTGCTTTTTGTTTACCTCTTTTTACTAAACTAGGTTTAGCTCCTTTTACACCTTTATCTAAAAAAGTTCCATAAAAATCCATTGTGAATCTCAAAAAATAATCTTCATCTTTTTGTGTTATATTATAATTAAGACTATTATATAATCCTTTACTTACATTATGTTTTTGTTTTGTAAGGTTTGACCTTGATTGTTGAATAACATATTTAGCAAATTTTTGTAAAACTTTTTGTGTATTATCTAACATATTGTCATTCCGTTAGGTATTTCTACATTAAAAGAAATAGTCCAACCAGCTAATTTGTTTTCAAATCTATCCACAAATGGCTCAAAGGTTGCATCTCCTTGCAATTGATAAAGTTCTACATATAGTGAACCTCTTCTTAATAATTCTATTAGCCTATTACCTACTGCAAGTTGCGTATTAAATACATCTTGCTCATTATTATTACCTCTAAATTCATCTGGTATTCCTTCAGCAAAGTTTTTATTTTCTTCTACTATATCCATACATAATAAAGATATACTAAAGTTCCAAACGCTTTCTTGTAACACAGCATTAGTAACCATAAAATGACTTAATGGAAATATAGTTTGTTTGTTTAAATCTACATCAAATAAATCGCCATAAGTTACTGTGTTAACGTATTGGTCTAATTGTAATGTTTCTCTAATTTTATCCGATAGGTTATAAAATCCTTGCATATTATTTTAATTTATTTCTTATTATTTGTGCTTCTAGTTCTGCTTTTTCCTTTTCAAATGCTAAATACATTAGACATTGATGGAGGGGAAGTTTTGCAATTTGTTTAAATCTTGTAACATCTCCTTGACTAAGACAATATATTTCCGAATAGCTACTCCATTTTCTGGAGAAATTACTCCTTGCATCTGTTCCTTCATTGCTTCCTTCTCCAAATAATTCGGCATATATTTCAGCAATGCGCTCGTTAAATTGTAAAAAAAAACCATAGCACCCATCACAACATCTAAAGGAGCATCCTTCATGACCTCACTATATTTATGGCTTCCCTCATATTCTTCAATTAAGTATTTACCACTTTGTTTTTGTTTAATTGGTCTATAAAGAACAGCCATAGCTTTATTCATTGTTTCCCATTCGCCTATATAAGAAGTTATATCTTTATTTTCGCCATAACTTATATCATCTAAGCTAGGTATAAATCCATACTCTACTCCATACATTTTAAATGTTGGTATGAGCTCTTGTTTTTCCTCAAAAAGTTTAGAAATATGAGATATTAAATAATCAACATCTTTAGATTTTACCTTACCTAATTTATCTTGATTTATATTTAAAATACATTTTAATAAATCATCATTAGTAGGCTCTTGAATATTTAAATAATCTTGATAATTTTTTAATTTAACTTCATTTAAAGAATCTGGTAATAAAACTTCTAATTGCATAAAGTGTTTTTTAATAAACAAAAAAAGAGTTACTTTGTATAAAGCAACTCCTTTTCCTTATTAACCAAAAAATAATTATTTGTAAGTATTATACATATGTAAGTATAATTCTTGTATTTTTTCTGACAATTTAATGTCTTGATAATATATTTCTTTTCCTATTTGTTCTTTTCCAGACATATCAATATGTATTTTTACTTTTGATTTATATCCTTTATTAATAGGTTTTACATATATTTTTATTTCATTTTTAAAACACCAACTAATAGCTTTCTGTATTTTTTTATGCACTAAGCAAAGCTAGGGTAAATATTATCCCTAGCCAAGCAAACATTGATATAATCATTATTGAACTATAATTTTTTTTGTTTTCCATTTTATTTATTTTTTAATAGTTATTTTAGTATATTCATTTTTCTCTGTGCTACTTAAATACATTCTCATATTAATAGAGTTTGAATCACTATTATAGGTCATGTCATCCTTAAAAATTTTTGTTACAATTCCACAAGTTGAATAATTGTCTTGAACAAATAAATTTAATTTAGCATCATCTGTTCCAAATTTTGCTTCTGCTTTAATTATCCAGTTTTTTAAATCTTTAATTGTTTTGATTTCCATTTTTTTGTTTTTTATATTATTAATTATATATAAATATAAACAAAATTGTTTATAACTCCAAATGTATTTACCTTTTTTTTCGTAATTTATTTCCTTTCATAATTTCTTTTTAAATTGTTTATATTTTAGTTTAATATGTTTATCTTCTTTTTCAATAGCAAGCAAACACATATGATGTAAAGAAGGAATATCCTTTAATAAAGTTCTAGCATCAAATGTTATAGTTACATAGCCTTCTTCAGGGTTAAGCGTGGTAGCTTGTATTACTACTTCTCCAAAATCAGAATATAAACTTGTAGTTGTATTAACGTATATTTCCATAATTAAAAATGTTTAAAGGTTTCTGGTTCTTTTAATTCTTCTTGTAATTCTTTAGCTTCTAAATGATAATCAATACTATCTTGAACTATATCCCATAGAGTCCAATAAGCAAGTTCTGTAATATTTTTTGCTGTTGTGCTTGTTTGATGTATAAAGAAATCTGAACGACCTTCTTTCATACATATTCGCCAACAATCATAATAGTAAATTGTTTGATTATCTATTTGTTCGTGTATAAATTGTTGCATATCATCTGATATGTCTTGGTCATCCTCAAATTCTGAGTCTTCTATAAATTCACGTATTGAATCTTTTAAATCACTTATAAAATCATATTTATTAAATTGTA